GCAATTCTTCAATAGTGTATTGTTTTTGTGTTTTGCCTTTTAACTTCATGTCTTTTAAAAAGTTAATAAGACTTCTTCTTGCCCGGTCGGCATCGTCCAACGCCAACGCTTTTTCAGCACGGTCAACTTCGCGAGCCATCACCAAACGTTCTTCAGCACTGAATTTATCCTTTTGCATGATTTGTTTTCTCAATTCTGCAATTCTTAATTCTTCTTTTGCGTCCGCTGCCTTGTCAACTATTCCCGCCCGAATCAATCTTTGTTTTTCTTTTTCTAAAGCTATAGCTTCATTGTTTTTTTCTGCTAATTTGTCAAGTCCTGGAATCACCGACATTACAGCGTTTCCAAATTTTGCAAAAGCTAAAACTCCATCCAAAAAAGCACTAACCATTTGACCGACTACATTTAAAACAAGTCCAAGCATAACCTTGAACGGTGCCATAACCTGTCCGAGCTTTTCGGTTGCCTGTCCGTTTGATTTTATTGCAGCGTTAACTAATGCGAACGCCCCCGCTACCGCAATTATTACCACCCCGATTGGATTCGCAAAAAAAGCCCTACCCATTGCAATAGCAGATTGACCAATGCCCCTAATACCAGTCATGATCGTAGCAAGTCCAGCTGGAATTTGTGGACGTGCCATAATTCCAACACCTTGAGCACCTCCAGCGGCGTTTAATTCATCTCTAGCCCGAATAGCAGCTTTTGCAATGTCCAACAAAGTGCCAGCTAAACCACCTAATTTCGGGGTCATTCCTTCCAAAAGGCTAGCATAATTACCGACATTCCGTTGATAATTACCCATCGATGCATCAGTTTCTTTTAAAGAGACTTGTGTATCTTGAATTTTTTTAAGTAATTCTTTGCCTTGAGCACTACTTTTTTCAGCATCACTCATATTTTTATACTCCCTTGATGCTACTTTTAACTGTAGGACTAAAGAATTATAACTTCCCGACATATCATTTAGAGTTGCAGCCTTTTCAATGTCAGCTATAGCAGCCTCTTTAGTTGCTTTTTGTGCCGCCTGTAATTCAAGTCTAGCCTTTGCAATCTCAATTGATGCCGCTTTTTCCGCACCGGTTAGCTGTTCTGTCTTTGCGTTAAGTTCTGATACTTGAGTTTGCCAGTCTTTAGCGGATTTTTGCCCTTTGATGAAGTTGTCGTTAAGTTGCCCCGAAAGTTTTATTAAATCCTCCGTCCCTTTAGTTTTTCTTACCTCATCACCAACCCCCTTAATGACAGTTGAAAATCCAGCGATTGCAGTTTCAATTTTCGCAATCCCCTCAATAATTGTTTTTACCTCACCGCTGATTTTTTCAACGTTGTAAATACTATCAATTAATTCACTCATGACTTTTTATTATTTTTTATAAATAATTGATACGAAAGTTCACCAATAATAAACATTAATATCGAGATGAAAAACATTTCGGCGCTATTTCCAAGAATAGCAAGCAAGAATAGTATAAATGATACCATCTGCACTATATTATATTTCACTCTCATTTTAATTCATTTTGTATATTGTTAATAAAATCCGCTTTTATTGCTTTCATTGTGCTTTCACTTAAAACTTTAGCAGTTGGAGCGATGTAATCCGATTCGCTGTAATTCGCTTTTATTGCTTCAAACCCATCTCCACTACTTGTTAAATCAATATCCTGTGTATCTGCAAATCGTAAACTATCCCTAAATTCACCAGTTTCGATCCAGTCACTAAATTTTGGCACGTCATCAATTCTATCACCCGAAAATGTCAAGCCTCTACTATTCGCATCGGCTAAATCATCAATAGTTTTTTGCTGATATAATAAAACAGCACTAACAGCCAACTCCCTTAATTTTGTTGGGTTTAACTTTTCCATCCTCCTATGCATTTCGGCTGCAGTCATTATTTTTTTGTTGTTGGTTTTATTTGCGCTTCATAAAAACTTAACATCTGCTTTGTAGCTTCGGAAAAATAAAGCAAATCATTTTTTTTGTCAATTGAGAATGCTAAAAACTTTTCGACTGAAATAATCCAAGCAATAAATGATTTATACGGGCTAACAATATCCTTAACTTTTGTTTTCCGTTCGATTTCAATTCTTAATTTGTCAACCCTTCCGCTGTAGATTTTAGAATTCATTTCATCCCGATTAAGAATAAAAATTGCTAACTTGCATTGAGTTGTTAACAAATCCTTTTGCAGCATGAATAAAGACAAGTCCATTCCAGAACCAAACGACCCGAGAGATTTGTTTAGTTCTTCGTTTATTTTAAGTATTAATTCTTTATCCGTGTCGGATTTTAGAATACTTAAATATTTTTCTATTGTCATGTTTTCGAGTTCCATTTTGCAAATATACGAAAAAAAAAGGAGTGAATAAAATCACCCCTTTAATTTAATTAAACTTCATCTATTGCGGGTTCAACGTACTTTTTACCCAAGATAGCTTTTTTTACTTCTTCGGGCAAATCTTTACGTTTCGCCTTAGTCTTAAAATCGTCATGATTATACGATTTTCCTTGAAATCTTGTTACTATTCCCATGATTAAGCTTCGTTAAATGTAACCGTCCACGTTGACAATATAGTCATTAAGTCGTCTAGTATAATTCCAATTGTAAGTAGATAAGCCGCTATATCGTCGAATATTGCATTTAGACCACCGCTAAAATTAGCCGTTCCAATTGCAGTTGGATGTAATTTACTTATATAAATTAAGAAATCACCAATCTGTTTTGCAGTAAAATTACATCCGCTCGCATTAATTACAGTTGCATTTGTTTTCAAAGTTCCTGTAAAATCTGAATTGCTAATGTTTAACGGTTCGCCTTTTGGAATCACCAAACTAACTTGACCAGCAGTTCCGCCCCAAGTAGTACTAATAACCCCCAAAGTTGAAGTTAACACACTTCCATCGGGACAAACAATATAGCAAACTTTTGCGCTACTAACTGCCAAATACATCGCACCATCCTCGGAGATAGAAAGGTTTTTAACTACCTCCATCACTCCCCCAGGCGAACGATGTATTTAGTTGGTTTCATAAATGCCAAAGCGTTTGACATTGAAATGGTTAATACTGTGTCTCCCGAAACAAAGCCAGTCCCCGTAATTGTTAAAGTAACTTTTCCTGTTTCAATAACTTGACTAACTGTAAAACTTACAACTCCAGCACCTTCAACAACCATATCGGCAGCATCAATTACATCAGTAGTAAATTTATTGTCACCTTTTTGTTTTACTAAAAAGTCAATTTCTATCTCTGTAGATGTCAGGGTTATAACCTCACTAATCCCAGCAAACAATTGTACCTTAGTTGCAATTTCTTCAACCTCGATGCCAGCTTCATAAATACCCAAATCTTTAACCAAATAACGAACTGTTACTGCAACTGATTTATCGGTTGCGTTGTCACTTTGCAAAGAGCTTGAAACTTTACCGCTAAAGTTAAGATACATTGTATCAATAGCATTTGCAGTCTGTGAAGTTTCTCCAAAAGCATTTCCGAAATCGTCAACCAAAACACCGTTAAGCGTTCCTGCATTAACCAAATCGTTTGCAACCGAACGGTTAATAATATTGCTTTCGAACGTCAAAGTGTCAGCTAAAATTTCGGGTCTGATAACTTTCATTTCCGATGTTGCAACTCGCTCAACCGATACCTCACCAACAGGTGCGCCTGCGATTGTATGCCATCCTTTAACAACCCCTATGATTGTTCCCGCTTCTATTTCTGCATTAATAGCAGCGGCTGTAAGCATTGCCGATGTAACTGTTTTTTTATCCGCATAGATCAAAAACAATTTTCCAATTCCAACATCAACGCCACATTTGGCAGATGCTAATTCAATAAATGATGCGCAATTTCCCATTTTGTTTATTTTTTTTTATTTGTTAATTACTAGCTACATGAACAATTAAACCAGCTATCCCGATATTTAACTGTCACTCTTCCATTAAGTAAATGTATTCTTACGTTTCCAATATCTTTTCTTTCGGTTCGCTCACCTTTTTCATTCGCCCAAAATATGTGAACTGAAAACTCATAGGATGGAACTTGAAAAAGAGTTCTAAGAAATTTAATTAAATCCTTTTCGTAATCCGTTTTTATTTCTGAAATTCTTAATAAAGCCTTTGATTCATCCACCTCATCTTTCGCAACATTTAATGGAAAGCCGAAATTTATAGTAGCTTCTTTATATCCCGAACCATTATCTTTAACTTTTATTGGAGTTAAGAAATACCAATGATTTGAAGTCGCACGCCTTTGATCTTCCAAAATCTGAGTGTTGAAATTTTTAAGGCTTCCACATTTTAGACCCGAATTAATTAATAGTTGTTCGATCATATCCACGAAATTTTAGAAAGATACTTTTCATTTGCAGTTGTTGAATTTTCATTGCATAAGTCATTCAATTTCTTAACGCCAACATTCCAAACTTTTATTTGAGCTGAATTTGCTGGAATTGTAAATTCTTTAACTGTTGCGGTTTCTCCAACGCTTGCAACTACTTCACTATATTTTTTTTCACAAAAAGCGCAAAAAACAAAATAAGGCAATAATAAAGTCAAATCATTAACATCTCCAGTGTACGAAATTTCGTCAATAACAAATTCTTCAATGGCTTTCAGCTCATCGTCGTAACTTTCGTCAATACCTAGAATTTGCAGTGGATATGTATTAAAATTCTCGTAATTCATTGCCTTATTTTTATTTAGTTATAAAAATAGGTACGTTGCTATAGCAACGTACCATTAATTTACGCCCCAGCGGCTTCTTTCAATACTGCGGTAGAAAGCAAGTCGTGAATTTTTCCGCCTACATTTCTTTCTTTTAGGAAATTTAAACGGTTTTCCTCGTAAGTATTCCAAGAAACCGAAATTGTCTTCTTCTCCTTATACCAATAACCATCTGGTATCATGCAGATGGCGTGAACGCCGGCAAGGTTTTTCAAAACATCGGTTATATAAATTTCACCAACCCCGAATTGCCCTGCCATTTCTTCAGTTGTGCGATAGTGAATGTCGCCACCTTCTGCATACACGTAAGCCGACAAGTCAGTTAATAAGGATTGCTCCATGATTAACAATTTTGGTTTTCCTGTTGGATTGTGAATTTTATCACACATTTTGCGAATGTCGGTAACTGTAGGAGTTAACGCAACTGACGGGTTAGCAACGATTGTAAAAGCATCAGTTACAGTTTTTGTTCCGATAGTTTCAAATTTGTTAATACGTTTTCCAACCTCGTTAATGGTGTCACCAACTAAGATAGCCATAACGATAATGTTAACGACTTGTAAATCCAATTCGTTGTTAATCCATGAAAGGAATGTAGACTCTTGTCCGACCTCTGCGATTTCGTCCAAATCTTCCTGGTTCATTTGTTGACGGCAATAAACATAAGCGGTGGCAATTTCTTTTGGGGTTGCTGTTAAAGTTTGAATGTCTTTTTCAACGCCTGCGGCTTGAGTTTTATCCCATTGTTTTGCAATCAAAGCAGCGGCGTTCATTTCCTGAGTGCTGTAGAAGAACTTAGAAATAAAAGTACGTTTCAGTTTCGCGAATAGTGGGTTCAAGTCCTCCCATTTGGTGGCAACTGAATAATCAACCGCTTGGTTAAATTCAAGCCCAGTTATTCCATTCTCAACCAAAATTTTGTTAACTGAATTTTGGATATTGGTTTTGTTCGCACGCCCGAAAATGATTTCTCTTGCGATTTCATTTTTTACTTTTGCAGAAACCTTGTCGCCCGATTCGGCTTTGATTGAATCCTTAACGGCTTGAATCTTTTTAGAAATAGCATTTGCAACGGCAGCGGGAACTTCCGCTTCTGGGTCACTCATGTATTTTTTAATTAATTCTTCAACCTGACCTGCGAATGCTACCTCGTCTACTTCTACCTCCGAACTGTCAAGCTCAGCGATTAAAGCGGTTAAGGCCTCTTTCAGTTCGACCGACTTTTCACCAGTTAACGAATCGTTAATCTGTTTCTTTAATTTTGCAATGTTAGCAAAATCTTTTACTTTAATAAATTTTTTTTTCATGTTCAATTATTTTTTAACGTTAAATAAAAATTCTTCTAATTCATTTCCAGAAATTGTTTCTGGCTCGGGTTCAATTTCTTTTTTTACAAATTGCGTTGAGTTCTGAATATCAACTGTTTCTTTAATTTTGTCGAACCGCAAACGGTTTGCTGGGGTTGAAACTATTGATAACGATGCAAAGATAAGTTTTTTTATCAAGATATGACTAAATGCTCCATCTTTTTCATAAAATACTTCGTAATCGTCCGCCCAACCCTCCTTGCTAAATCCCTGAAGAATGCCCTCTTTAATTTTATCGAGTATTCTTTGATACAGAAATTCAGTTTTAGGAATGTAAACAACGAAGTAGAAGCCCGAACCGCTTGTCTCGACAACCAATACCCGTCCGACTAAATGATCAAAGTTTCCTTCGTGCAATAAAGTCACTGGGACGTTTAATTTATTTTTAACAAAATAGTTTTCCATGTAATCATCGAGGCAATGAGGATCGAACATTTCGCCATTCTCATTTTTTTTTCCGAACTTCATTTCATAACCAAATAAAATTAGCCCCGAAAGTATTTCTTTATCGCCTTCATTTTTTGTAATGGCCGAAAGTTCTAGTTTGTCAACCTCTTTAAAGTTATTAATCTTTGTCGTATCTTTTACTTCGTATATTTCCATTGTTCGATTTATTAAAATTGTTTTATTGGTTCTGCTTTCGCAACTGGCTTGTTATAGATTTCGTAATCCACAATCAAATCTAGGTCATTAGCCATTCTTATAAACGTTTTGTTGAGAAGTCGTTCGAATGCTTTGTATTTTAACAAATCGCCCTCCCTGATTTCACCACCGTTCGAAAGTCCATTACTTCCAGAACTCGCGTCAATCATTGATACCTGACTGGATGGTACTTTAAGCCTGTCGCATATTGCTTCAATTGCAAATTTAGCTTTATCAATTGTTTTTGAATCGAGAGCAGAAAGATTGATGGTTGAAAAATCCATCGCCTTGCGCCAAATTAAGATTTGTTTTTGGGTGGAGAGGCTTCCGTAATTTTCTGAAATGTCTTTTTCGGCACTAGTTTTTTCTATATCCGTAAATTTAGCCTCCGTAGGTAATCCAGCGGATTGCTTTGGGCTTGCCATTATTAACGTTCCGAGTCTTGCGGTAGTGGTGTTTGAAGCGTTCATTACGTTATCCAAATATTTTAAGAACCCCGATAAAACAGCCTTGTCGCTTCTCCCACTCATTCGGTACGTATCGGACTTCATTACGTAAGTTTCTGAATTCTTAAAATTAGGATTAGTAACGGTAACTTGTCCTTTTGCGTTTACATTGAATTCGTCAGTAGTTAACAGTTTAAAATATGAGCCGTCATAGACAATTACTGAGAAACCCGAAGTAAATAATTCGTTTAGGACTTCCTGTCCGTATTTGTTAAAGAAAACGTTCAGTTCCGAAAATAACATAACATCGCCACGTTTTAAAATTAACGTTACATCGTTTGTAATCTCTGTTAATAATTCTACAATATTAAGATAAATAACTGTTGCGAATTCCTGCCTATCTTCATTGAAGTCATGAAGATAGGTAGTACCATTGTCCCTGCCGATAAATGAGTACTTGCCCATCACCCAGCCAGCAATAGAATTTTGTATTTGTTTTTTTATTCCCATATCAAATATTTTCGATGCAAATATAAATATAATTTTCGAATAACAAACTATTTATTAAAAAAGAATTTTCAATTCTCCATAAAGCATAATATAGGCCATTATTGCATTGTTAAGACAATCGATATTATCGTCGTGATCGCAATCAATTTTGAAAGTGTAAATCTGTTGAGCGTATTCCCGATTTTGTATGGTGTCTAAAATGAAAAGTTTTTGAGTGATTATATCAAAATTTGACATAATACGCTCATACTTATCTTGACGGCTATACCAACCATCAACAGGAATTTGTGACCCGATGCAATCATTATAAAACTTTAACCCAATTTGTCCGTTAGTTTCGATTAGCGTTCTGGATACTGGGTAGTCTTTTTGCCACTCCTTGATTTTTTCGGCCAGTAAAACCTTTTCGATTTTATTTCTTGAAAATGAATCTATTAACCAAATATTACCCGATTGATCCGTGGCAGTTAAAGTTAATGCGAAATTATCGCCACCCTTCGCATTTGATGGATCAGCAAAGACAATATAATTGTGAAGACCGATAGGCAATGAGGATGCAAAATGAATATTGTCAGTTGTGAAAATTTCTCCCGTAATTTCAGAGAAATTTCCCTCGCACATCACTTGCCAACGCCAATAATCGTATGAGCCGATTAATGAGTTTTTGCCCCGTTCTGTCCATTCGTTAAATAAACCAATTTGATTTTTAGTTAAGAAAGGATTATCTTTCCATGTTGTTTTTAAAAAATTGGTATCGGTGATTAAATCATTAATCCAAAATTCCCGATAAGGGTTAAAATCAAAAAACATTTGACCCCTATTGTTAATTCTAAGCTTGTCTACTGTGTCCTTTGAAAAAGTATTGCACTCGTTAATATAACGAACATCGCACGCCCCAAGTGAATTTGCGATGTCGTTAGCATTAGTATTGTCCGCAATGTTAATAAAAGCAAGCTGATTTGTTTTTTTATTAAATGTTTTTTGAGTCGAATTACTTTTAACTTTATGTAGTATCGGATTGAAAATGTTTTGAAAATCAGACATTAACCCGAAATTCTGCTGCTTAGGACTTTCGGAAAAGCATTGAAATTTTTTATTATTTGCTGTTAAGAAATCAATCCCGATATTTTGAAGGATGGAAAAGGTTTTACCCGAACGTTTTGACCCCTGAATTATAACCAGGGGTTCATTTTTAGCCTGAATAAAGAAATCATTATATTTTTTTATAACGTTTATTTGCAT